TTTGAAAACTCCTTATTTTAGGAAGGAAGTAGATCCTTCACTTTGATTAAACATCTTATATCATATAATTGCAAAGTTGTAGTGTGTACCTTCAATGCCAAGGCATAATTTGTATCATCAGATCCGGCTTTTGATCGGACTCTGATATATCCATTCATAAACCTTGTTTCTCTGATATCGTATCTTTCAACAGCATTGGTGCCACTTGAATCAAGACTGTTTACAAAAACATGTGTGATTTCTTCAAACAACAAGCGGCCATTGGCTTCTGTTATCCTGGAAGCCAACAAACCTTGGATTGAAAAGTAAACGTCTATTTCTTCATCAGTTGACTTTACAAAGGTTTGAACCGGTTGATTTGACGTTGGCACCAAACCATAGCCTTCAACAATTCGCAAAAGCGGCGCGCCAAGGTGAATAAAACCATTCTTTGGTGAAGACGTTGAAAAGGTGGTTGAATGGTCTGTGGATTCATCAGCATAACCATAAAACAAGAAGATTTGTTGAATACAATTATTCTCTGCAACGTCAAGATCGTTTATCTCCAACACAAGAAGTTGTGTTGAATAGTTGGCTGATCTTCTTTGGAAGTCCAACAAGGTGCCGTTTGAATCAGTTAGAACAACGTCTTTGAAGTCGCTTCTGATTGTATCCCAAAACAGATCCCAATCTGGCGGCACTGTTATGGTTACATCACTGGTTGAAGTTGTCACCGTTGAAAAATCAATGGTAACTGGTTGACGATAAATATATTCTTCATTCCACCAAACACCCATTACAAACCCCTATCTGATACAAAATCAATTGTGGCTTCCAATATACAGATCCCAAGTTGATTGAAACCATATCGATCACCATCAACCGCTGTTGATTGGATTACAATATTGTCAACTCGGCCGGCCGTCAAACCCAAAGTTCGATCTTCAAGAATCCGGTTTTGTATATCGGCTCCAAGTTGAACAGCCTTCTTGGTCCGTTCATAGTTATTTGAACCACTGGTGAAACAATACAGTTGGAAAACCATTGATCCTTGGTATCGTGTCAAAGTGGTTCCGTTTTGCTGTGTTTGAGATATGAAACCAATATAAACGGATGGAACCGCCGGCGCTTCCACAAAACGGCCTTTGTAGATCGCTTCTTCCATGTTCAAACCACTGTAACCGCTTGAATAGTCAAACGCGCTTCTGGTGGCCAATGCTTCCCAAGTTTCAACAATGATTGGTGAAGGCATTTCAAACTCCCTTTGGTGAAAGGGTTAGTTCCAACATCTCTTGAAGGACTTCTGGAAGGTCGTCTTTCTTTTCTTGGATGGTCCGGCCAAGAAAGAAGAAGGGTTTGATCTCACTGGTTCCAAATTCAAGATCATCAGCATAGTCAACAACCGCGCCGCGTGAAAGGCCACCGGCTTGAAGCACGATTGAAAAACCATCTTGTGTATTGGCAAAACCGGCTTCAATTGACGATCTCAATCGACCCGTCAAAGGATAGTCACGCGTTGAACCGGATCGGGTCACTGGTCCATAAAAATCATCAGTGGCATTTTGTTTGGCCGCGGCTTCCAACTTGAATCTAAACCGTGTAAGTTCTTTGATCACGTCTTTTCTGAACGTGTTGGCCCGGTTGTCCAAAAGTTTTTCAAATTCTTCAAGAAGCATTGAACACCACCTTCAAAGAATAGAACGTGGATTTCTAAATTGCCAAAGGATCTGTTTGGCTTCTTCTGGAATAACACGGCTTGAAAGGTTTATTGATATACCGGCCAAGGCCATTGTTTCTTTTCCTTGGCTTTGTTTGGCGCGGTGAAGGTGTGAACACAAAACGCAAATTGCATGTTCAAGTGCCGGCGGCGCTGTTTGATACCCGGCATTACAAACAACCTTGTTGGCTCTGAAACCTTTGTAAAAAGTATCGGGTTTGGATGGTCGAATAATCAACCGGCCGTTCACCGTATCAATATCAATATTTGAAAGGGTCAACAAAGTGTCAGATCCGTATTCTCTCAAAAGATCTGAATGAACACTGGTCACGCTGTTGACTGGCTTGACGTTCATTTGAAGGACCGTTGGATCAGCGCTTGTTGGTCCGTCAAAATATAATGTATAAGTTGTTGAATCAAGTTGAGCCGTTGAAGAAGAAGAAGAAGGTTTTGGAAAACCTAAATATTCTGCCACAACTGCTTCAACCCGATCCAACAGGTTTTGAAGTTCGGTATCCGATCCGGTGTTTTGGCCGATCTCGGTCAAGTACTCCTTCAAGGTGTCAACGGATACCAAACTCATAATAATTAACCGCGTGCAAGTTCAAACACAAGAACAACGTCAAGATCCAACGCCAAACCGGTGCCGGTTGCGTCATAGTTGATCGCCAATTCTGTTGTTGAAGAAACACTTGAATCTGCCAAAGGTGCCAAGGCTTCATTTGTAGCGGCGGCCAAGTTATCAGCGTCAAAAGAGCGTTCAAACAAAACAGTTGATCCGTTCTTCACTTGAAACTTTGAAAAGTTTGAAGCGTTGGCGGTGATTCCGGCGCGTGAAACAATCATAACTTCTGCAAGGTAAGCATTACGATCACAAGGAATGTAACGTAAAACAGCGTCTGAACCCAAAGAAGCACTTTTGACGGCTTCACAATATAAACGATATGTATTCATTTTTCATTTCTCCTTTTAGTATCCGGCATTGTAGCCAAAGACTACGTTCTTTTTATCGGCTGTGTCTGGTGTATCCATTACAGCGCGTAAAGTGGCCACGATCTCAATTGCACCGGCTCGAATATCCTTTTGTGTTTCAACAAGGATTCCGCGGCGTAAATATTGATAGTAACTTTCACGTGCAAAGATCAGAACACCGGATTTGTCAGTTGTTGAGTTGTCAAACTTACCAGAACCGTTGAGATCTGCACCCATGAAACGTGACATGATAACAGGCATACCCATTACAGAAGCGATTTGGCCTTGAAGGATTGCGGCACTTGGTCCGAATACATCCAAAGTTTTTGTTTCTGTCATGTTCATGATTCCTGAAACCATTACTTCTGGTGAAACAACGATTACTTTATCAGAAACACCAAACTCACCCATTTTGCCAAGCATTGAAATGAGATCAGCATATACCAAAGAAGAACCGCCGGCGCTTCCAATGTCATGTGTTGAAGTTCGATCAAATGCGATCTTTCTCATACCGTTAAACATACGGCGATGATCAGAAGCGGTTCCAAGGCCATTTGATCCCCAACGTGATCGGATATTCCAGTCAACAAGTTGATCTTGTGCACCGGTTGTATCACCGTTGATCATACAGTCTTCAAAGGCGTCTTCAATGTCTTGTGATAAAACATTTTGAAGAAGTGAAGTCATGGCAAATGCCGCGTCTTCACTGGCCGCATCATCAACAATGATTCTTGAAGCCAAACCGGCAATTGAGATTTGCTTTTGTGAAGTTGCAATATCAGAAGCACGATACAAAGCCGGATCGTTGCTTGTGATTTGGCCTTTGATATAAGGACGTGAACCACGATCCATTCTTGGCAACAACAAAGTTTGACGTTCAACTTCTTGTGTTTGAAGAAGGCCACGCAAACCGGCGCGTTGTTGGAAACTTTCAAACAAGTCAGTTGAAAACTGGTCTGGAATAAATTCAGCACCGGTGCCGGCTTGATCGTTGAAGGCCTTCTGGATGGAAGGAAGGATCACTTTTGGCGCTTTCATCAAATGTTTATATAATTTGGCGTCTGCTTGTGGAGTGTAAGGATCTCTCATTACCAAACGGGCCAAGGTTCGCTTTTGTGTTTGTTCCAAAAGTTCTTGGTGCCAATCGTTGGCCGGGATCGTTGCGTCCAACAGTCCTTCTTGGTGTACAGGTACAGAACCACGGCCGTCAATATGCTTCTTGACTGTTTTGTTTTTCAAAACAACAGATCCATCTTCATCGCGATATCGTGAAAGAATTGAATCATCGCCAATTGGTTGTGTTGGTTGCTTTTGAGTTTCCACCAAGGCTTTCTGGATCTTCTTCAAGTCTTCAACTTTGGCTTCAAACTGGTTCATTTTTTCAGTTGCGTTTTGTTGTTGAACGATCAGTTTGTTCAATGCTTCACGCGCCTGTTTTGCGTTTGTGTATTCCATAATTGGATCTCCTTTTATGGTTGTTATGATAGTAAGTATTTGATCAAGTGTTTCATTTGTTCAAGGTCGTCTTCTTCTTCTTTGTCATGGCCACCTTCTTCAATGATTTCTTCCATTAGTTCATTTGCCAAGTCTTCAACGTCTTCTGAAACTTCTTCAACATCTTCAACCATTTCTGGTTTTGCAAAGTGAACAATAAAGCGATCGGCTTCTTCTTCCACTTGAAGGATATGTTTCACGTTCTCCAACTCAACAGCCGGCCGCGCCAAAAGTTCTGATTTGACGATTTGACGGATCAACCGTTCAAGGTTTGGAACCATGTTTTGGTGACCTTTGGCAACTGCTTCACTGTTGGCCGGTATGGTTACAACTGAAACTTCCAAAAGTTCAGCGTCTTCAAAATACATTCCAGACTTGCCAAAGGCTTTGTGATCACTTGGAAGATCTGATCTCAATATCGCTTTTCTTGGTTGGAAGCCAACTGACACCGCTGTCAGGAAGCCTTGATCAACTTTTCTGGCAACAGAAGCGCCAAGATCGTCTTCCATATCAAAATCAACATCAATTTCTAACTGACCATTAACAACAGAAACATTTGAAGCGCGTCCAATTGGAAGCATGTCTTGACGGTGGTTCAAAAGAATAACCGGGTTC